CAAAAACTTTGCTTTTATCCGCGTTAACGCAAGCTTCCGCCTGGGTTAAACCCATGCCTTTGATAATCCCGACAGCTTCAGATTGTCTTACCGCGTTTCTGTTTCCGGAATGCTGAAGCATTGCTTCATCAACCCTGGAATACGCGCCTAACATGGTTGTGCGGTCTTCAATCAGTTTAGTCTGAGTCGCGACAGCTCCGACACCCTGATTATAGATACGGTGTTCTCCCATAGGTCCTATGGTGCGCTGTGTGGTTTTGTGAATCGTCCCCGAATTACATTCGTAAGCAGGGATGTCGATCAACATTTCATTTTTCAATCTCATCAGCTCGATGATTTTATACGGTTCAGGCGCGTTTGCGCGGCGCGCTAATTCAAGAGGCGTTACTTGATCTGTCATGTTTAATGTGGGCATTTATTAACTCCTTAATCTTTGTATTCGAAGGAGCCTCCATCAATTATTCCTTTCATGGATTCTCCCGCTCCGTCTCCCCGGGTAAAACCGCTTTCTGCGGTCATCCTCCCGTAAGAAATGAAGGCTTTTACGATCTCAGGCTCCCCGGTTAATCCTGCGTTAGCAAGAAGTTTCGCAACATTAGGTCCGGCTGCGTTTAATCCCCGTGTAAGGTATTCCATGTTCTCTTTGTATTTGGAGCCGTATTCCTTTTGGAGCTCGGCCGCTGTCTGCGTCAGCTTTTGTTTAAGCTGATCATGGAATCCCTGAAGGTTTCTCGCGCCTATTTCCTGCATGTTTTTAAACATGACTTTCGCCTGCGCTTCGGTAAGGTTAGCTGCAAAGGCTGCCGCGGCGAATGCAGCTCCGTCGCTTTCTTTATCCTTTGCAAAACTGTAACCATCGGCGGCTTTCGGCCTGCCTGCTTTTTCCCAAAACTCCGCTACAGCTTCTGCGGTTGCGTCTTTTCCTGGAATAACCACGCCGCCTGCCTTGCTTTTCAGGTCAAGATAGGCTTTCGCTAATTCGGGGATCTTTGCAAACTTGGCAAACTCAGCAGCTGTTTCAGGATTATCACGCATATCCTGCGTCAGCTGATCTGTCCATGGAGCCAGTTTGTTTTTTAATGTTTCACTTCCGGTGTCTTTTCCCCCCGCGGCTGTATTCCCTTCAGGTTTAGCAGCAGGCTTTTTACCATTCGTGTCGGCATCGGTATTAATACCGAATGCGTTTGTTAATAATTCCTCGTTAGCGACTGCCGATGTTCCGCTCTCCGACGATCCGGTTGTGACATTCCCCTCATCTGCAAACCATTGCAGGTCAATCAGGTTTTTTGTCATATTATTTTCCTCCTGCGAAAGAGGAAGTCTCAGCGATAAAATCCGTTAAAGTCTTTGTATCACTTACCCCTAACCGCTCCCGAATAAAAAATTTTGCATATTCATTTAAATATTTTTCTCTATCTGTATCTGTGTATGAATACTGAAAAAGCCTTAAATCAGTAATCAGCATATTAAGCACTACCTTGCCTTCCTCTGTACTAAATACCTTGCGGCAGGTATCAACCATCATTTCGTTTTTATCCGCTTCGGATAATTTCCTGTTATTCCAAAAGTTTTTAATTATGTTTTTCATTCTTCCTCCTCAACAGGTTATTACCTTCTGATTACATGCTTCTTTAAGTTGGCTGATAAATATACGAAATAATTTACGTTGAAATTTTTCATGATCTTTACAGCGATTAATTGGTCTATCAAATAATGAAAAAGGTTTACTTTCTACCCGAATGCAAGTTTCTCTTTTACATGTTTCACACGGATCGTTCATAACCCCTCCGGCGGTAAAAGTTTAATACCGCATGAAGGGCAGTAGTTAGGAAAATCATCATCGGAAAATTCTTCTCTATCCCAATTACCATGCGGCTCTTTTTTACATTCAGGACAAGTTATGTAATAACCAATAGTTTCTGTCCCATTTCCCTGCCACCGCAGATTTTCTTTTGTTATTTTTAGCGGGCAGTCAGGGTTACGCTTATTTTTAAATAATATACTATCGTCCCATGTTGCTCTAATTTCTGGACATTGAATATATTGTCCATTTAAATCAAGAATATCGTGTCCTTCTTTACAATTAATTATTCGTGTTATTGGACACATTCTACACGATTGCGGTGTTTCTATTTCTAATATCGCTTTACTCACCTGTAAAATCCTCCTTCCATTTGTTTGTTCATCTCATCAAGGGCTGAGCCCGGTTTAACAGGCTCATTCAGTTTGTTGAAATTACTTGTAAGGTTTTTCTGCGCTTCCATCGCCTCGGCCTGCTGGCGCTGCTGCGCTTCCTGTTCTGCGCGCTGTTTACGCAGTTCCTCAATATCCTTATCTTCCCTGATCGCTTCTTGCGGAAAGCCAACGCCTTCAAGTCCTCTTTTAAGAGTTTTGTCTATGTCAACCACGTCAAGAGCTGTCGGCCCTGCTATATTGGCTATAGCGCTTATAATTCCAAGAGCCTGTCCAATGCCCGCCGACTCATGGTATTTCTTTTGCGCCTGGGCTAATGGGCCCATGAACTCAACTTTTAACTGCGCTCCGGAGTGAGAGAGAGTTGAAGGCGGCTGGGGGATTTTTCTTTGTTTCCATAAAAGATTAAAACTGCGCTGAATTATTTTTTCCAATGCTGAATTTAAATTAACAACCAAATCCGAAAGGACCGCGGCTTTTTCACCCTGCAGTTCCATTACCGCCGTGGCTGTCATGTTTGCGGTATTCTGATGCTGCAGAGCAAGGAAAAAATCAACATGAAACCAGTCTTTAACCCTGTCTTCGATGTTTTTGTATATTTCCAATGTAATAGGAAAGTTCATACCGGAATTAACCGGCAATATAATTTCATCAGACTTTTTATAATAGCTGAAACCGTTAGGCACAACATTTGTACTTTCTCGCATTGAATCAGGCACATTGTACGCGGGGGATCCCGCCATTTGCGCAATCTTTAATTTCTGTTCGTCGATTTTATTTAGCATACGGATATCGTCAAGGGCCTGTATAGCAGGCGATTCTCCGTAGGCGGTACCTGTCGCAGGCTCCCATATAAAAACAGCGTAAGGAAATTCATTGTATCCGGATTCAAGAATAATCCTGTCTTCATCTTCATCAAGATATACCGATGCGTAGGGCATATTTGTTGGATCGTTAGAATTAATGTCATATTCATCACGCTTATAAACGGCGTGGATAATTGTTATTTCTTTATCATAATTTTCATTTTTATCCAGATCTCTTTTCTGATTATCGCTTAGATTATCCTTGCCAAAGAATGAAGATGCGTTATCCAGTTTCATGCAGTATTTACGGTACACTGTTTCAACCCTGTCATACTCATCGATATCTAAATAAAGTTCTTGTATCTTTAACGCAGTGAATCTTAATTTATTTTCATTTATTAATTCATCGATTAACATCACGCCGATGCCGTAATGAACGGCGTCATCAATCATTTTTGACATTTGCTGGTAAAGATTTGATTTCCTGTACTCTGCGTAAAGTTTTCTCTCTACTTCCTCAAGCCAGTCTTTGGCGCCGTATATTTTATCAAGATGATGCTGATCTTCCATCGTAAGTTTTAACCAAACGATGTTAGGGGAAATGGAATATCCTACAAGTCCTGTACGCAAAGTTCTGGCAAATTGTGTCGGTCTTCCTGTAAATCTTTTAGCTCTTTTGGGTATTTTTTCTTTGGGATTTTCCCAGTTTATTATTGAAGGGGCAACGTACTTTTGAACATCCTTCCAGTCGGGAAGGCGCTTTGCTCTTTCTTCTTTGAGGCGTTCGAAACGTTTTTTGAAGTCGGCTACTCTTTCTTTCTCAGATACGCTTTCCCGACGCATAGACACTCCTGCCCGCAAACAAAGTTTTGTTAATGCGGAAATAAGGTTTGTATCTATCAACGCCGGTGGTCCGGTAGCCAATAATTATACTTAAATTGTTTATAACATATTAATTTAAGACCGTCAAGTAGTTTTATGCTGCAAAGGAAACTCCTTCATCTGAGATCAGATCGTTTTCATTCCAGCCAGCGCGTTTAGCGGCTTTTTTATTGTTGTATGCCTTAAAACAAATTGAGTAGCCTTCAGAATCGCACTCAACTTCCCTAATTACATACCGTTTTTTCAGCATCTTGCGAAGCAGCTTTTTAACGCGCTCCGCTTCCTTCAGCCCTTTAAAGCAGTACATCAGCAAATTATTATCACTCCAATTATAACTAAATGTTAATTCGCCGATTTCGCTTTCATACGTGTAACTGCCGGTATTCGCCATCTTGGCTAGCAGCTCGAAGTCTACATAAATGACGCTTGCCGCCTCTGGATAACATTCGTCCCGCGCTTCTTTCTTTATTAATACATTGCCTTCATTAATAAAAACTTTTTTCATAACCTTGCCTCCTGATATTATTTGATACTTTCTGTATCTTTATATTTTTAGTGTACTTATATAAGTACACCTTGTCAAGAGGATTCAAAAATATTTTTACTTTTTTTTCACTTTTTTCATAGTTTTACTATACAACTATTAAGCAAAGTGTACTTATTTATAGACATTTTAATTTTTATATAATATAATGTTTATTAAGGAGAAATAATGAACGGACTTACTCTTTCAGAAATGTCAGAAAAATTAGATATTCCAGTGAATACTTTAAGACAACGGATTACAAGATTGAAAATAAAGCCTATTTCACAAGAAGCTGTTTATTCTAATAATACGCTTGAGATACTTAAAAGCGTTAAAATGGGCCGGCCGAAAAAACCTGTAGAGCCTGAAAAGCCAGTAAAAAATAAAGTAAAAAAAGTTAAATAGTGAACCCTCTTAATCCGCAAGCGGATCGTACTCTGCTTTATTTTTTGTCCCGAAGTTCCAGCTGCCGTTCTGTTTACATAGTGCGCGACCGGGATATTTTGCAAACTCGCTCATACATGCGTATCGCGTTTCATCGTAAATATGATCTTCAAGATCTGAATTTATATCCTCCGGATTATTCGGGCTGGGTGTAAGGACCGGAATTGTACGAATAAAATCAACGCAGTGATCAAAAATAAGCATCATGGGTTTTCCGTCTTCACCCGTTGTCATCATCTGCTGGTGTACCTGCATCAATCCGTTTACCCTGTCTTTTTCTTTATACATTGGAATCATCTTAAATCCTGTGGCTTCCCATTCTTCCGCAGGCGATGGTATGTCATCTTGTTTACCCCACATTGCTCCATCCGCAATTACTTCTGTCACTCCTTCTGCAACCGCGTGTCCCCAGGCTATTTCAGCCGCTTTTTTCGCGCCCATCTTTATTCCTGTATTCGCTTCATGCTTCTCGCATCCGTACCATTCGCCGTAACGAATCATCCGGCCTTCTGCGTTAACCGCCCATTTACCCAGGCTGAACGGTTTGGCAAATCCCCAGTCAAGTGAATAAAAACGTTTCCACACGCCTGAAGGCAGCGCAAACGGCTTAACCACATGTTTCTCCCTGCGGAACTCGTCAAATACCT